CCATAACACCTTCGGAGTAGGTACACCTAATCTTCGAACGAAGGAATACGTATACAGTTTATCTTCGAACTTCATAAACTTATTTAAATAATTCTTCCTTCGATCCGCTATAAACTCTTCGAACGATGTCATCGTGTATATATATCTTAAGGATTTGTACCTTAAATAGAATATGGATACGTGTACATTGTCTCGTATAGGATACGTCGTGGGTGTTGACAAAGATGTGAAAAAGGAACTAACTGTACGTCCAGAAGTGAATAAGGAATTCGGGTTCCCGCCGCCTCCGTTCAAGGTCTTCAAGGTCACCAAGGACAAGAAACGGATGTGTGTGCCCAGGTTCTATGGAGAGAAGAAGTTTGGGGTCATCGAAAACGATACGCGCCCCGCCCCCGTCAAGATGCGCATCCCGTTCAAGGGAACGTTACGTGATTCGACTCATCAGAACACGGCACTGGCCAAAGCCATTGCGGCCGGGTCGGGGGTGCTGTCCCTGCCGTGTGGATACGGTAAGACGACCGTGGCACTCGCTATCGCGTGTACGTTGGGGTTCCGGACAATGATTGTCGTTCACAAGGAATTCCTCGCCAACCAGTGGCGAGAACGGATTCAGCAGTTCTGTCCCGGTGCTACGATAGGGATAGTTCAGCAGGATAAGGTGGAATTGGAGCACGATTTTGTTATTGTGATGCTCCAATCTCTCTCGATGAAATCGTACGATGTGGGTCAGTTCGATTCCGTGGGAACGCTGATCGTTGACGAGGCGCATCATATCTGCGCGCGGGTGTTTTCCCAGGCCCTTTTCAAGTTGTGTCCCAAGCATGCGTTCGGGTTATCAGCAACGCCGGACAGGAAAGATGGGCTCACTCGAGTCCTTCACTGGTTCTTAGGTGATACGTTCTTCGCCGTTGAACGTAAGAACCAGGAACAGGTCGAGGTGTTCGCTATTAAGTATGATTGTCCTCGGTACCGGGAACCTCCGCCGTGTAATAGGGTAGGAAAACTGTCCCTGGTACACATGATATCGGATATAGTTGATAACGGGCATCGCAATGGGGTCCTGCTTGATACCATCCGAAAGATAACGAACGGAACCGATCGGCAACTTTTGGTGTTGAGTGATAGACGTCTTCACTGCCAGGAACTCCATAGCCATTTTCCGGATAATTCAGGGTTGTACATGGGAGGCATGAAAGAAAAGGATTTGGAAACGTCCAGTAAGAAAACTATCATATTCGGGACGTTCAGTCAGGCCCACGAAGGCCTGGACATCCCCACCCTCGACTCTATCATTCTCGCAACACCCAAATCTGATATAACTCAGTCCATTGGACGGATCATGCGTGAGACGGTCGGGAAGAAGAACAATCCCCGTATTTACGATATGTGGGACCAGTGGTCGATTCTAAATTCCATGTATATGAAACGCCGAAAAGTGTATAGACATGGTGGGTACAAGATCGATGACAGGGTCGAAGATGAAAAACCGAATCCGTTCAAAGAAAAATTCATGTTTAAAATTATTTAGTTAGTAATAGTAAGATGTCGGGCGCACTGATATCATTAGTGGCTAAAGGAGTACAGGATGCATATCTCAGTGACAATGGTGGGACTTCACTGTTCAGTATAAAATACAACCGACACACGAACTTTGCGCAGGCGCCCAAACGGTTACCTGTCACGAGTGGATCAGTATCCAGCAACGAGACGTGTGTGATACCTTTATCCAGACTCGGTGATCTCATTAACTGCGTATGGCTCGAAGGCGACGATCTGGTCGATAATCTGGGCGGGACCATCTTCGAATTACATATCGGCGGACAGACGGTCGATACACAGACGTACGAGTTCATGTCCGAGATATGGCAAGTGTACCTGGCAGACTCCGCATCCAAGGCCCGGACGATCAACAACGTCATATCGAAATCAAATAATAAGTTCTTCCCTTTACATTTCTTTTTCTGTGATAACGGTCTCTTCCTGCCGTTAGTGGCCATGCAGTACACAGAGGCCGAGATCCATATCAAGTGGGGACCGTCGGTCGATTCTGTACAGAATCTCAAGGCGTACGGGAACTTCGTATATCTCGATACGGATGAGCGTGAGAAGATGGCCCAGAAGGAAATGAGCATGATCATCACCCAGACACAGAAAGTGCTGTATAGCAGTGATCAGGAACTCGATCTGGCCTACTTCAATCACCCCGTAAAGGCGCTATTCTTTGGCCTTAACGCCATCAGTTCTGATCTTCTCACTGATAATTGGACGTTTGAAAACATGGACATGTACCTGAACGGAAAGAGTTTCCTCGAAGAGATGTCTCCTACATACTTCCACACGGTTCAGGGGTATTACCATACAAAGTATGGCGTTATCGCCTACGATACGACACAGAACACACCCGAATACACACGATATTTCATGTACAGTTTCGCATTGGACGCCTCGTCGTTTGCGCCTACCGGAACATGTAACTTTTCGCGACTTGATAATGCGAAGATGATACTCAAGAATATTGTGAGAGGTTCAGCACAGGCGACCAGTCCTCTTAACATCTATGCGGCGAGTTATAACATCTTACGGTTCAAGATGGGAATTGCTGGGATTTTATTTAGTAACTAATAGTAAATGGCTGGAAAGACGCTTTTTGCTGATAACGTGGTACTTAATTATACAGGAGTACAAGATACCCCAGTACCGAACCCCGCCATATCCGTCGGGCTCACCTCAGACGGTCTTTCCAATCTTTATCTGAACGGAATCCTCGTCGGGCCGGGTGGTGGGCCCGAGAGTCTACACGACCTGACAGATGTCCTTCTAACATCTAACACGAATGGACAGGTGTTAATGTACGTTACTACGGATTCGGCAATGACCAGTGAGATTCTTAATCCCCTCACATCGAGTTTAGAAGCTACTTATGACATTATCGATCCCACTTCTCCGGGTGGCTCGGGTGGCTCTATAGAGGTGATTGTAACGGGTGGTACGCCGGGGTATTCTTATTCGTGGACAAGTCCACCCAGTGGGGCCATAATAAGTATTACGCCCGTGGCAACCAACCTGGTAGCTGGCTCGTATCAGTGTGTCGTCTCAGACAGCGGCACCCCTGAGATCCTCACAATCACCTTCACTTTGGCGGATGCGATTGCTCCCTTCTGGAGAAACAGGCCGATTGGCGGAGGCGGAGGCGGGGTCGGTACTCTCCAACAGGTCACGGATACGGGAGCAACTACGACAAACGAGTGTTTCTTCCAGCATGCGGACGGAATAGAAGTAACCAACGGTGTTATTACCACACAGTCCACATCGGGTATTGATATAGGGTATAGAGCAACTCCCGGGGTCCAGAACGCCTACTCCATCGCGATCGGCGACCTGGCGGGTGATAATGGACAGTATGGCGAATCCATCGCGATAGGTAGAGAGGCGGGTCGGTACGGACAGAATACCGTATCAGTCGCGATCGGTTCCTCGGTGGGTCGGGATGGACAGGGTGAATGGGCCACCGCGATCGGTTACAATTCGGGTCGGACTGCACAGAGTCGAGTGGCCGTCGCGATAGGGTCGTTTGCGGCTAAGGACTATCAGGGGTACGGCGCGATCGCGATCGGTGATCAGACGGCACAGAGTGGCCAGAACTCCTTCGCCATCGCACTCGGTCAGTTCGCGGGTGAGAAAGGACAAGAAACCAGCGCGATCGCGATAGGTAAGTACGCGGGTCGGAACGGACAGAACACCTATTCCGTCGCGATGGGTGAGGGAGCGGGTTCTAATGCACAGGCACAATATTCCGTCGCGATCGGTTTGCGGGCAGGTTGGGAGAAGCAGGGCCCCGCGTCAATCGCGATCGGACCCGAGGCGGGTTCCAAGGCACAGAACGCCTATTCCGTCGCTATTGGTTACTTGGCGGGGGGGAAGGAGCAGGGCGAGAACTCAGTCGCGATAGGTTACACAGCGGGTTGGACCGGGCAGAACGCCCATTCAGTCGCGATAGGTTCCCAGGCGGGTTGGACCGGGCAGTATTCCAACGCGGTCGCGATCGGAACCTCGGCGGGTCAGACCGGACAGAACACCGCGTCAATCGCGATCGGTGAGCAGGCGGGTCAGAACGGGCAGGCCCTGGGGGCCACCGCGATAGGTAGATTGGCGGGTGAGAACGGTCAGAAACTCTACTCAGTCGCGATCGGCGACTGGGCGGGTCGGTACGGGCAGAACACCAACTCAGTCGCGATCGGTAACTCGGCGGGTTATACAGGACAGGAGTTTAACGCAGTCGCGATCGGTACAGGGGCGGGTTATACCGGTCAGAACGTCTATTCCGTCGCGATAGGTAACGCC